AGCATACGACATCGAGACAATGCAAGAGTTGTTTCTTATCAACATACTTGATCCAGAATTACATGAACAACATGAATTTATGGTCAGTGCATGGCACAACAATCTTGATGCAATGGTTAAGTTTATTGATGATCATAAAGATTATTACTTTGTAGGTTATAACAATTTACGATTTGATGCTCAAGTTGTAGAATGGATCTTACGTAACTATCAGAATTGGCATGATAAGGACAATCTAGAGATTGCTGCTATGATTGCCCAGAAAGCTGCTGATGTCATTCATGATGCAAACTTTGAGGTGTTTCCTGAATACAGAGAACAAGATTTATCATTCAAACAAATAGACTTATTCAAAGTAGCACATTTCGATAATAAGACGCGTATGGTTAGCTTAAAGAGACTAGAGTTTGAGATGGATCTTGAAAATATTGAAGAGATGCCTATTCACCATACAAAAGTGGATATGACAAAAGAAGAGATTGAAATAACTCGTAACTATTGCAAGAATGACGTGTATGCCACTTATGAATTTTACAAAGTATTAAGAGGTAACACTACGCATCCATTATACGAAGGTCAAGATCAAATACAATTGAGACTTGATATACAAGAGGAGTTTGATATTCCTTGTCTTAATTATTCTGATTCTAAAATTGGTGATGAGATGATTAAGAAGTATTATTGCAAAGAAAAGAAAATGCAATATACAAACTTACCTAAGAAAGGTTTCTTTAGAAAAGAAATCAAGGTGAAAAATTGTATTGCAACATATGTTACATTTAAAACTACACAGCTACAGAAATTTCTAAAGAAAATGAAGGAAACAACCCTTGGGCTGCAAGATGATTTTAAAGAACATATAGATTTCTATGGCAATATATATTCGTTTATGAAAGGTGGTTTACACACTGAGAATAAACCAGAAATATTTGAAGCAAATGAAGAATACGAAATCATTGATTGGGATGTTTCGTTAATAATATGGCGTAACTAAAATTCCTTAAATTGACGGGAATCTCCTTAGAGCTTAACCTACCAAACTACAGTAGTGATACATGTAGCGGCTGAAGTAATTATTCAGGTATGGTAAAAAAGGTTAAGATTGGACAATCCGCAGCCAAGGGTCTATTTTGAAATAGATCAAGGTTCAGAGACTAAACAGGGAACATTTAACATTTAATTAACATGAATGACTTGGTTCTATCCATCTAATGTTTCATATTTGTAAAAAATATAGAATATGAAATTAAATAGAAAAGAGCATTTAAACCAAAGCGGTATATACTGCATAAGAAACAAAGTAAATAATAAAGTCTACATAGGAAAGGCTAAGTGTATATACAGAAGGATCAGACAACATATAAATAATCTCAATAAAAAAAGTAGAGATAATGAAAATGATCACTTAATAAATACATGGCACAAGTATGGTAGAGAAAACTTTGAATATTTTGTAGTAGAATATGTACCGTTTGACTTATTAAAAACACAAGAATTATATTGGCAGATGTCTTACAATTGTACTGATAGAAATAAAGGATACAATATTAGATTAGATTCAAAAACTAATTGCATTGTTTCAGAAGAAACAAGAAAAAAATGTAGCGAAGCTCAAATTAAAAGATTTAAAGATCCAAAAGAAAGACTAAAAGTTAGTCATACATATTGGAAAGATAATCCAGAGGCTACTAAACAAATGGCAAAAAGAGTTTCAGAATCTACAACTAAGTATAACATTTATCAGTATACAAAAAATGGAGAGTTTGTAAGAAAGTGGAATTCTGTAAGTGAAATTACAAAAGAAAATAAAACTTACAAATGGCAACAGATTTATTCAGTGTGTTCAGGTCATAAACCATCTATCTATGGTTATGTTTGGAAAAAAGAATTAAAATAAGTTAAATGATGATATAGTCCAGCTGTAATTGAAAGGTTACAGGGGCTGGGATGCATACTATCCAGCAATTATTATCAATAATGGCAGGTATCCTCAACATCTTGGGAAAGAGTTTCTTGAGGGTTATAAACAAATGTTTAATAAGCGTTTGGAACTTAAGCCACAAGCAAAGAAAGATAAAAAGATAGCAGGAATTGTAGGAGCACTGAAGTTAGCTGTAAACTCTGTCTATGGTAAATCTTCTGATATGCAAAACTGGATTTATGACAGACAACTTACTATGTTTACTACTATTACTGGTGAGCTATCTTTAATGATGCTTATAGAAGCGTATGAATTAGCAGATATACATGTTATATCAGCTAATACAGATGGTGTAACTATCAGGATAAATAAAACGCATCTAGAAAAGATGAATGAAATTAATGAATGGTGGCAAAAATTAACACAATATGAGCTTGAACGAACCGATTACAGTAGAATTATCTTTTCAACTGTCAACGATTACATTGCAGTTAAAACAAATGGAGAAGTCAAGAAAAAAGGTGATTTTCTTACTGATTTTGAGTTGCATAAAAATAAGTCTGGTAGGATTATACCTATCGCACTTGAGCAATATTTTATTAATAACACTCCTGTTGCTGATACTATCATTAATCATATCAACATTTATGATTTTGCTATGCGTCAGAAAGCTAACAGAGATTTCCATTTTGAAGGAAAATTTGATGGTAAGACGACTGTCTATAATAAACTTATTAGGTTTTACGTCTCTAATACAGGAGAAAAACTCTTAAAAGTTAAGAATGTAGACTCTACATCCACTGCACCGCCTATATCACAGGTGGAAGCAGGTGAATGGGTGATGACTGTATGTAATCATCTAACAAAAGATCATCCTCTAGATAATATTAATCATTCTTATTATATAGAGAGAGCAGAAAGAATTATTAACAAGATTAATTACAATGGTAAAAGAAGACCAGTAATAATCGCAAACCAACTAAGTTTATGGTAGAAAAAACAATTACGATGTCAATGTATGAGTATAAAATGATGTCATTAGAAAATGATGTGAATAAAGCTCAGTATGAAGAGCTCAAGCAAGAAAAGATGGTTTATCTAACTATAAAAGATCGGGGGCCACGTTATTTACATCAAATCAGTGGTCAAATAGTTGAGAAAGATAAACTACTTAAAAAGATGCAAGAACGTTTAGAAGCAGCTGAAGAACTTATGAAAGAACGTGAGGCTAATTATGAAAGACGCATTGAAAAATTAAAGGAAGAGTTATATCAAGCATCTATAAATCCAGTAGAAACAAATGTCACTAGATGGTGGCATAAACTATTTAAATAACATGGCATATAATAATATTATGGCAGGATCAGAAAAACAAAGAGAAGAGATTAACAGGAAGTTGGTCTCTATGCAAATGGAAATGATAGGCTTATCTTATCAGGACGCAATGGACACACCAGAATTCTGGAGAGTGTATACATTGACAACAGAACAAACAGAAGCATGGCGTAAGCTAGCTATTCCACTTATTAAGAAAACATTTAAATGTAATAAGGCAAGAGCAGAAATGACATTAGGTATGTTTGAGCTTAATCTTGGCTTACGTATACAAGATGAATGGGAAGGAGAAGAGTTCTTTGATACAACACACATCCATACAACTATACCTCCTGAAGCACATATGCTTAAAGATCAACAGCCTACATTCTTACAAAAGATGAAGAAGTTCTTTAGAGGGTATTATGATTAACACTTAGTGTTAGTTAAAATTATATGCGAAAGGGTATAGTTTATATTAGTAATATAAACTATTGTGCAATATATTAATAAATCTGATAAAAGTGTTGTATATTGCACTATTAAAATATAACATATTATGTCAGATTTATTAATATATGGTTTAAAATGTCCAAAGACGCATGATTATAAGTACATTGGTAAAAGTTCAAATGGATTGATAAGACCAAAAACGCACTTAACCCTATCTCATAATGTATCTGTTAGATTATGGGTGGAAGAATTAAGAGAAGAAGGCTTATGTCCTTTAATTGATGTTATAGAAGAATGTTCTGAAGATAATTTATCAGAAAGAGAAACATTCTGGATAGCTTATTATCATGAGTTAGTATCCCCTCTTATGAATATTATAAAATATGAGGGAGCAAGTATTACTAAGATTCAAGAAGAACTAGAAATACAAGAACAAAAACTTATTGATAAGTTGAATAAAGTAAAACAAAATATTTCTAATTTGAATAATATTTATGAATTTATTAAATATATTAGAAAGGAAAGAAACATAAATCAAGAAGTTCTTTCTGATTTATCTGGAGTTAGTTTACGAACAATTAAAGAAATAGAATCAAGTAAAGGTAATCCTACATATAATACTTTAGATAAAATATTGGATATATTAGGATACAAATTAATACCTTGCATAAAAAATGCATAATGTTAACTATAGTTTACATTTATGCATAAAATTGTGTAATATTTTCCATTATAATACGCATTATCATCGAATTGTGTAACATAATTTGACATACAATTTATTTATTAAATTGTAAAGTTTGTAACATATATAGAAAATAAATGTTACATTTTGTTACATTTTGTTACAACCTTTACAATTATTATATTATCTTTATTTATTAAAATAATAATATGATGATAAAGGTTTGTAGTAATTGCAAGGAAAATAAAGAAATTGAGCAATTTCATAAAAGTAAACGTGGTAAATATGGTGTACATCATTATTGTAAAATATGCCATAGTATTTATCGAAAAAAGTTATATGATTATACAAAAAGTAGGGCTAAAATAATATTTCGTAAATATAACTTAAGCATCCATGAACTTGAAGAATTATATATTTCTCAAAATAAAAAATGTAAAATATGTAATGACGAATATTCTACAGTATCAAAAACTGGAGGATTACTTGTAGACCATTGTCATAAAACAGGGAAAACAAGAGCTCTTTTATGTAGAAAATGCAATGCGTTATTAGGTATGTGTAATGATGATGTTGAGATTTTAAAATTAGCTATTTTGTATTTGACAGATTAAATTACCGAATTACACTATATAATTTAACAAGTTTTGTTACAAAAATAGGCGCAATTCGAAAATAATAGGCGCATATTAATAAAATTCTTAAAAGTGGTAGTAATACTACTGTTTTAGGAATAATGTTTGTATATTTACGAAACTTTTAAACATAAATATATTATGGGACATTTTGTAAAATTAACAACATTTGATGAAGCTAATGGTTCTTACACAAGAACATGGTTAGAGCAATCTTCAATCAAGCAATTATCTCAGAACTCAGCTGCACAAGCTGGAGACAATGCAGGTACTTGTGAATTTGTAGATGGAACAATTATTGAGGTGTGTACATTTAATGAGACACTTGATACATTGAACTAATTACAATTACAAAGTTTATTGCAAAGCCTCAGAGAAATCTGGGGTTTTTTTGTTACTGAATTTGTCACAGTTTTACTACTGACTTTGGCATATGTTGTAAACAATTTTGTTTACATATTATAATTTTTACACAACACGTTATTATAATTTTCACACAGTTTAAATCACAAAAAACATGGGAGCAGACGCTTTTATCACAAGACAAAGAGGAATGAATGCTATCGAAGCATACACAACTGCTGTAGAA